TCATTGAAGTCCTGGACAAGCTTCGCGGCGTTCAAATCCACTATTTCATAGCCCAATGCCTCGGCGATGCAGACGTAGCCAACATAGTCAAGTGGTCCGGAGAGGACGTCGGTGTCGATGACATAGACATTTCCCGCACTGACGGAACCGAGCTTCGCATAGAGCGGATCTATGTCGAGGAACTTGTCATATTCTGACTGTGCGGTAGACGTGCCGCCGTGGTATCCGATTACCCGCTTGAACCCGAACAGACCTCCTTTTGAGGCGCGTTACAACAAAGTCGGATTGATGGCAAACCACGTTCCCGGTGAGGCCGACAAACCGGATCTATTGCGGATTAGAGAAGTGGTCTATCTCGCATGGCTCATACCCATGAAAACGTTGGTTCAAATCCAACATCCGCAACCACAGGCAAGTTTAAGGGCTTCTGCCGATAAAATGACTGGCATAGCGTCCGGTAAAACCCTTCTTTATTGAAAAAATACGGGGGCGAAAACTTGATAAATGACTTTGTTATGGTGAAGCACAAACTCCCGTGGGATTTTCCGTACATCCATCTTTACCCGATAGCCGATGCACACATAGGGTCTGCTGAATTCGACGAAAAGCTATTTAAGTTGTGGGTCCAAACCGTTCAGGGCGACCCTTATGGGTATGCGGTTATTGCAGGCGACATGCTGAACAACGGGATTAAGACTAGCAAAACGAATGTATATGAAGAGCAGATGCGCCCCGCACAACAAAAGGAATATCTCCATGAATCTCTAAAACCAATTAAAGAAAAAATCCTTGGAGCCTGCGGTGGGAACCATTGCTACCGCAACATTCGCGAAGTGGATGATGACCCACTTTATGATGTCCTTTGCAGGCTTGGAATTGAGGATAGATACAGGCAAAATGTTTGCTTCCTAAAAATCAGTCTTGGCACGGCAAAGAAAGACAGACAGGTTTCTTATTGCATCGTACTCGTCCATGGAAAATCAAGGAACAAACTCGTTAAATGGGAATATGCGGTAGATGGTGCTGACATTATAATTTCCGGCCACACCCACATTCCGGAAGAAACGCCGCCCTGCAAAATTCGAGTGGATATGCACAACGAAGCAGTTTCCACAACGGAATTTACTAGCGTCGTATGCAGCAGTTTTCAAGACTATGGCGGTTATGCCGTTCGCGGCTTATATCTGCCAAACGCAAGCAAACGGTTTCAAATCTTGACGTTGGATGGGTCCACCAAACACGTCGGATATGAGAATAAATAATTTGAGAAGTCTGGCGGATAAATACCGTCCACTTCTCTCTTGATGGGGGAAGTAAATATGCAAGAAATATGGGAAGACATTAAAGGCTATGAAGGATTCTATCAGGTTAGCAACCTTGGAAGAGTAAAAAGCAGAGAGAGACTAAAAAGACACCCACGCGGCAACGGCTATTTGCCGGTTCATGAGAGAATTTTGCGTCAAAGCAAAAATACGTGGGGGTACTCACAAGTTACTCTTTACAAAGATGGAAAGCCTAAAACAAATTTGCCCGTACATCGCCTTGTAGCGCAAGCTTTCATTCCTAACCCAGATTGCCTTCCAGAGGTAAACCACAAGGATGAAAATAAGTCTAATAACGCTGTATCAAATTTGGAGTGGTGTACGGCAAAATACAACGAAAACTACGGGACACACACTGAAAGATGCGCCGCCAAAAGATCAAAACCAGTAGTTCAGCTTTCCCTTGCTGGAACAGCCATAGCACTTTATAGGTCCGCAAGAGAAGCAGGAGAATTAACCGGATGTGATTATAAGCATATTTCTGATTGTTGCCTTGGAATACGAAAAACGCATGGGCATTATCAATGGAGATTTGCTGAATCAGCCTAAAGCCCGAAGGGGGTTAGATATTGAAATATTTTACGGGACGGGCCTATGCAAGTAAGAACCTACGGGGGAAGAAAGCAGAGGAACGGCACGGAATACGGAGGAATCCAGAATGAAAAGGTTTAAAACAATTCGGCAATATGCAAGGTGCTTTGCCGGTGAAAATGGCGGCGGCTCTGCCGCTGGTACAGCTTCTCAGGCAACTGCCGGAGCAGGCTCTGCGGCTTCTACAAGCGCCGGAAATGGCGCTCAAACAGCAAATTCACAGACTAATGCACCGACTGCGCAGACGCAGACAGATACAGAGCCTTTCAAGTCTTTTGCCACGCAGGCCGACTTTGACCGTGAAATTCAACAGGCTTTGAAAACCCGCGAGGAATCCATGAAGGCAAAACTTACGCCTGAAATCAAAGCACAGGTTGAAAAAGAATCCAAAATGACGGCAGAACAAAAAGTGCAGGCGCAACTTGATGAATTGAACAACCAGAAAGCCGAGCTTGCGAAAGCAAAATGCCGTCTCAAAGCCGAGTCGCTGCTGGTAAGCAGGGGCGTTACCGACGACGTAGCACGCTCTACAATGCTTGACAGCGTAGTTACGGAGGACGAGACCGAAACTTTGAAGCGCACTCAAACCCTTGTAGATGCTATTGACAAGGCCACCAACGAAAAAATTAAAGAAGCCATGAAAAAGGTTAAAAAGCCTGATTCTGATGATGACCCGGGCAGTAATGGTACGAGTGCTGCCGTAAAGCTCGCAAAAGGCTTTGCAAAGCGCCGCGCAGCCGAGTCAAAAGCCTCTAATGACATCCTGAAACAGTTTATCGACAAAAACTAACGGAGGGAATAAACAATGAAATTCACTAAAACGGGCATATACGGCGGGACTACAGAAATTCTTGCCAACGACCATTATGTAGCCATTCCAAAGACGCTCGACTTTACAGGTAATGCCGACGGCATTTTCAAAGCAGGCACTCCGATTGGAGCTGACGGCAAAGCCGCAGTAACCACAAGCGACGTTTCGAATGCAGTCGGCATCCTGCTTTCGGATGTTACGACTGATAACCCGAATGGCACTATCGTCATTCACGGATTCATTGACACAGTAAAAGCACAGGCTCATTCCGGTGTTACGGTTGACACGGCCACAAAATCCGCGCTCCCAATGGTCCTTTTTTGCTGATTGACAGGAGGAAACAATTATGAATTTAACTGAACTTTTTTCGCCGGAAGCTGTTTCTGCGGCGTTTATCGAAGATCCCAGCAATAAACAGCCTTTCCTTGGTGCAGGGCTTTTCCCTGAACGGAAGAAAGCAGGGCTTGATCTTTCATGGATTAAAGGCACGCGCGGGCTTCCGATTTCCCTGAAACCTTCTAACTTTGATGCAAAAGCCACCTTCCGCGACAGGATTGGCGTTTCAAAGATTGAAACCGAAATGCCATTCTTCCGTGAAGGCTACCACATCAATGAAAAAGACCGGCAGGAAATCCTTAAGGCACAGGATTCCAACAGTCCATTTGTGCAGGCGGTTCTTGACAATATCTATCACGACATTGACGACCTTGTCGCAGGCGCTTATGTTGTCCCAGAACGTATGAGAATGCAGCTTCTGGCTCCTGATTCCGGGAATGTCGGTATCCACATTTCCGCAAATGGTGTCGATTATACCTATAATTATGACCCTGACGGCAGCTGGAAAGCATCTAACTATGTGCCTATTGCGGATTCCACTAAGTTGTGGAATGTGGCAGCCACAGCAACGCCCATTACCGACATTGAAGCCGTGCAGGATACTATTGAAAACGCCACAGGCTCACGTCCCAACACTGCGATTATGAGCCGCGCGACATTCAATATGCTTATGGCTTCAAAGCAGGTTCATGACGCTATTCTTGCACAAAACCCGGTGGCCAACATCTTCATTACACCGAGCATTGTAAAGCAGGCATTTTCGCAGATCCTTGGCGTGAGCATTATTGTTTACACAAAAAAATTCCGTGATGAAAGCAAGGCCGTCCATGCGTACTATCCGGACAAGTATGTCACACTGTTTGACAGCGGCGTAAGCCTTGGCAGTACATACTATGGCACTACCCCGGAGGAGGCTGACCTTATGGGAAAGTCTACGCCGCAGGCAAAGACTTCCTTGGTTGGCACAGGCATTGCGGTAACGCAGATTTTGCAGCCACATCCGGTGAATCTTGAAACGATTGCTTCCGAAATTGTTCTGCCGTCTTATGAGGGCATGAACACCGTGGGCGTTATGAAGGTGGCTTGACTATGGCAAAAGTCGTATTTCCGTTTTATGTGCTTTATGGAGGCCTTTTAAGGCCTCCCCTAAAGCCTTTTGATGTACCCGACGTCGAAGTGAGTAAATTAGTCAAGCAAGGGGCAAAAGCCGTTTCCTTGGCACCACAGGCAAAAGCATCCAGCAATTTAAACGCAAAACAACAGGCAACACAGAAGAAGAGGTAATTTATGGCGGACCTTTCTCAACTTGAAAAACTGAAACTATGGCTTGACATCCCGGATTCAACGCAGGACGCGAAACTCCAGATGCTTCTTGACACGGCAGAATCAGCCATTGAAGAGCGGCGAGGCTTGCCAGACAATCCCATGGAGCAGCGCTGGAACATGAAGCAAATTGAGATTGCCGCCTACTTGTACAACAAGCAAGGGGCAGAGGGAGAAACAGAACATAAAGAAAACGGCGTAGATCGCAAATACGAAAGCGCCTCTATTCCGGAAAGCATGCTAGCCGATATTTCTCCAGTAGCTAGGGTGATATCATGAGAAGTCTCAAAAAGGAAAAGCGTACAGTGTACGTTTCGCAGCCTTTGCCACAGCAAGAGATTAAGGATTCCGACGGAAACGATACTGGTGTTATGGAAAACGTGTGGGATGAACCAGTACAGCTATCCATCAATGTCAAGCCAATTACCGATGAACTTGAACGGCAGGCATTCGGTACCGATGTCAAAAGCATACTAAAGGCCGAGTTTACTCCGTTTGATGTTGGCGGCTATGAGTTTGTTGAAAACTCTATTGCTTGGATTGGTATTCAGCCAAACGGCACACTTTCTGACGGAGATCCTGCAAAGCCAATGAATTACAACTACACGGTTGAACAAGTGCTTGATACAGGCAGCCAGATTACCGTGTATTTCAAAAAAGAAGCCGGAGCCATAAAAGCATGAGCGACAAGATTTCCATAAATATTTTCAGCCGGTCGTCCATTGAGAATGCAAAGCAACTTCTTATGAAAAAAGCCGGTGCAATTGATGGTGGGACAAGAAAAGCAGTTGAAGAGCTTACTAAGATGGGCTACGAATACATGATGACAATCGTACCTTTCGAAAGTGGCGATCTTGCAGACAGTATTTCGTGGGAGTATGACCGGTCAACAAACGCCGGAAGAATCCTAGTCGGCTCCTCATATGCAATATTTGTTGAGTACGGTACCGGGATAGTGGGAGCAAACAATCCGCACCCGGAGCCTGCACCCGGATGGAAATACGATGTGAACGGGCACGGGGAAAAGGGCTGGACGTACTTTGATGAAAAGCAAAACCGGTCTCGGTGGACAAAGGGGGAACCTGCTCATGCTTTCGTTTACCGCACCCGTGAATTTATGCGGCAACATGCCGGAGAAGCATTGAAGGTGAGTATGGGACATGCTTGATCTTACAAATGAGCTTTACAACGAAGTAAAGTCTGCCGTTTTAAAGTTGTACCCGAAAGCACTGGTCGAAAAGAAATACCAGGCAACAACAACAACTTTTCCATACGTAACCATTGCCGATCTTGATAACACGGAAATATCCCACAATCT